TATGTGGGAGGGGGTGCCTTTTCAGCGACCCTCCCCCTATGTCTTTTATCCGCCAGTCTAATGGGCTGTCCTAGCCCTATTTGTGTCGAAAAGCAATTTTGTAGCCAGAAACCCACTTTTTTGTTTTTTCTTTTCAAGCAGTCGTAAATTGCTGTATCACTTTTCGGTAGATGTTGGTTAAGTCATACTTGATAATTTCGTCAATTGCTCTTTCAATTTCCCGATTGTTTTCTTCATCCGAAAGCTGATCGGAAGTTCGAGCAATTCTTCCCAAGTATGCGCTTGAGTGATAACCTTTTTCCTCATCAAACAAGAACCAAGAAGTGAACTGTTCGAATGGATTGAAAGGATTGTCAACCGTTGTCAAAGCACATCGTCTTTCCATAAATACTTAGCTCACTCCTTTCACTTTAGGTATTTGTTCACGGTTGATGTGGATACTCCAAGAGCCTCGGCTATCTCAGCAGTGCTGTACCCAGAGGCGCTCATAGACGCAATCTTGCTCACCTTAGCTGTGCTCAGAACTGTGGTGGAGCGAGGGGTTGCGCGCTGTCTAAGAGTATCAATGTCAACATTGTTAATAATTTGGGTAAGCCGGTTCTCACTGATAGCGCCAGCCTGGATAGCTTCCCATTCACGGTCACTTATTGAGATTGTTTCTCTCGACGCTCCGACAGTGGTACGAGCCGCCGTCAACGCCTGTTGGGATGCTTTCTTAATTTCACTCCTTGTCATGTCGGGATTCTCCTGTTTCTTAGCAGCTACGGTAGCATTCGCAATAACCTGGGCCTGCCTTTCACGAGGAGCGTTCCTGAGTGCCACATTTAACTGGGCCATCAAATGATCTACCTCCTCCTGATATGTCTCTTTAGCAGAGGCGGAGTAGGCAATCTTACCGGTACTGAGCATCTCCTTGCGAGCCCGATTTGCAAGAGATTTCATCTCATTTGCATAGGTAGCATAGGCTCTTTCCTGGGGGGTATCTGCATCAGAAACGAGGGTGAATGCATCCTTAGTCTCAGCCATCTTGGTACTTGCCTGAGTTCTGACTCTTGTTCTTCCATTCTTGTCGGTGTACTCCTCGTAAACTTCTTTGTAGGTCTGCTCTCCGGTCTCCGGATTTATGATGGGACTTCCTTTTCGTTTCAGTACAGATGTCTCAGACTTGGCTCTTGAAATCAGAGTTGCGGCTCCTTCGTGATACCGGCCATCTTCATCATAGCTTCCCTGATACTTCTTCTTCAAAGACGCAATCCCGTTGTCAATCTCGCTTTGCTTATAGTCGAGATGGTGCTTTTCAGCATCAATAACAACCATACTGTGCCTTACTGCACGAGCAAGTTCCTCTGGAACAGCGCCACGAAGCGTCATGTCAGTAATCAGATTTGAAATCTTACCCATCTCAGTCTGAGTATTTCTCATAGGCTTGAAGCTGCCCTCAGGTTTTCCGCCATACTCAAGCTTCGGATCGAATCCCTCCAGTCCTTCTAATGCACGAGTCGATGTAATCTTTACTTTACCGCCAGTAGGAATTACCATAACGGTATCGCCATCGAAATCGGCACCAGATAATCTTTCTGCAACCTTACTGTTGATGCCAACGGCATCCATAGCATTACCAAGAATTCTTTTAGCATCGGCCTGCTTGTTGTTTACAGTAAGAACCGGAATCTCAAAGGTTCCACCATGAGGGAATCGGATAAGAGCAACCTGCTCTCCGTTCCGGTAGTTAGGAGCATACACCTCATTATCTTTCATAGAGGTGATTGGTAGAATTACCTGATACTTTTGTCTCGGTAAAGCCGCTGCCTGTAGATGGACTGCCGCAGAATCACAATCATCAGCAAAGGATTTCAGTAAAGCCTTTTTGACTGTGGGATTCGTAAGAGAACAAATCTCGTCAAATTCTGCCTGCTTATCAGCGGTGGCCAAACCAAGCTGCTTTTTAATCAGAGTCATACTTTGCTTCGATAGAAATTGTGAAGGCAGATGGTCACTCCATTCACCCCAGTCTCCTTCTTCCGCTCTTTTGTTAATAAGCGAAAGCTGTTTTTTACCATCTTTGTCATAGTAATAACTCTGTCCGCCTTTTTTAGAAGTCGGGTCATCAGGGTCAACGATACCGTCTTTTATCAGCGAACCAAACGGATTATCAGGATCTTTTCCAATAGGTTTCAAAACGGTGTCATTCTTAGGTCCGAGCATTGGTGTTCCGGTTTTCTTATTGGTATTGAACACAACATCTACACCATCGGGAAGGTCATCTGAGTAAATGGCCATTCCTTTAATGTAATGTGTTCCATCAACAAGAATCCGAACCTGCGCATAGTGAGATTCACCGAGAGACAAATCATCGACACCTCTTCGAATCTCAACAACACCATCCTTTTGAGTGCCGCCATCTTCAGCGTACCTTATCTGAATCCGACTGGAATCCATACTTTTGGGATAGACATATTTCGGATCGTAGGTTTCACCGCCGTCATGAGAAACGTAATCGCTCAACGAATGAACATTCTCAAAATTGTAGATTTCCTTATGTTCTGTTCCAGGAGGACAAATAACTTTAATGTTTGTCTGTTTTCCCGGATTTGTAACTTGTGGAACGCCGCCGCCATAAACCGGATAACCTTCCTGTTCCAGTATGTAAAGCGCCTGGTTCAGTTTCTCTTTTGAAATGCCAAGTTCTCGCTCAACACCGGTTCCAACGTCAATCATTCCTTTTTCTTCGATTTGTTTCTTAAGGAATTCGGCAGTCTTTTTTGCCTGATTCATACGAGCTTCCGAATTTTCATTCAAAAGAGAGCGAACAGAGGAATCGTTGGAGAAACCCATAATTGCTGCGATTTCATTCAGACTTTTTCCGTCTTCGCGAAGAGACCTCGCTCTTGCTACATCCAAAGCTCTTCTTTCGTCTTTGGCTAACGACTTCTGAGTACGATACTGTGTGGTGGTGAGACCCATAGATTTTGCAATATCCGTTTCGCTGAGTCCCTGCTTTTTTAGTTCCTCAACACGGCTTAAAAAATCTCCGCTGCGCTGATAAGGGTTATCTCCAGAACCCCAAGGATATCTGCCGGAACGTCTCGGCATCCCGTAATGCATTAACATTTCTTCCGCAATGGGATTCATGGCTTAGCCCTCCTGTTCTTTGATTTTGTTGATAATCTTATCAAAGGTGATAATCTTATCGGTGATCGGAACAATTTCTTCAGCCGTTGGCGTATGATACAAAATTTCATTGATTATCTTTGTGAAAGAACTTACACCAAAGAAATTGTTGTTGTTAAAAAATCTATTTACGAACTTGTGGATTTAAAAGAATTAAAGAAATCACAACTATCCAGAAAATGTGGAATTGAAAGACACACCCTTGAACTTGCTTCAAAGGTGGGAAGTCGTGTTAGTATGAAAACTGCAAAAACTATATCAGGATATTTTAAAGTTCCACTTACAAAATACTTTGAGGTTAGTAAAGAAGAGGTTAAGTATTCCAAAGCCTCAAATGATGGGATTAAAAGGATTTTAAGCACCGTTTTGGCAGAGGCTAAAAGAGAACAGTTGATTGAACACAACTATGCTTCAAGGGAGTATATTAAGCCACTTACAGGAACAACAAAAGAAAAGGAAATATTTACAGAAGAAGAATGTAGAGAGTTTGTTAGGTGTGTTTTAAAAGAAAAGAATTTCAAGGTTAAAACCACAATGGCTATTTTAATCTTCTTGGGTTTACGTAGGGCTGAAATCTGTGGATTAAGTTGGAGTGATATTGATTTTGATAAACAAACCTTATGTGTAAGAAGAAACAGAGTTTACACCAAAACCTTTGGAATCCAAACCAAAGATACAAAAACAAGTTCTTCAAAGAGAGAGATTAAAATGCCCAACCTACTTGTAAATATTCTTTTGGAGTATAAAGAGTGGTATGAAGAACAAAAGTTAATTCATGGGGATTTGTGGGAAGGTAAGGATTCACTCTTTTTAAGGGATGATGGAAAACCTATGCACCCAAGTTCGGTTGAACACTGGACCAGAGATTTTTGTTTAACAAATGGATTAAAACTTATTCCACCTCATTCCATCCGTCACACTTGTATCACTATGCAAATAATTGCTGGTGTTCCTTTAAAAGTGGTTTCCAAAAGGGCTGGACACTCTGACGAAAAGATAACATTAAGTGTTTATACTCATGCTTTAAAATCACAGGATGACCAAGCAGCAGAAATTTACAACAACTACCTTATCGGCTGACAATAATAAATATGGAACAGAAAAGAGTAAGTTTAGTTGAAATCATGTATAAAAACAATGTTTATAAAATATGTAAAAAAATGATTGAAGAAAACCTAGTAGATTTTTTGGAGTTTTGTGTTTATTCCAATAGGTTGGAACCTGTAATGAAAGTGATTGAAATAATAACAACCAATCAATATGATAAGTTTGGAATCAACCAAAATAATTTAATTAGTTTTAGTTCAATTTGATTTTAAACCCACATTTATCGTTGTAATAAAAAATCTAAGTTGATTAAACTTAGACCTACTT